TCGTAGCTCGCCTCGTCGTTCGGGTCGAGCTCAGGGTTACGCGACAGCCAGGCAATGCCCGGCATGCCCGCTGTGACGGGATCCTCTTCAGCCAGCGATGGCCCGAGGCTGATCTGCTGCTGGAAGCTCACGCCCCAGGCGTCGTAGCCATCCGCACCCTCTTTGAAAAAGCTCGGCTCGGCGCGTAGCTGCTCCGGGCGTTTGATCTGATCGAACGGCAGCCCCCACAGCGCATCCGTAGCTACCCTCTGCACGGCTGCCGAAAGGTTCACGGCTTCCAGCGCCGCGCGGTGGCTGTGCCTGCCCACTACGCAGTGCAGCGTGATCGCGTAGTCGTAGCCGTAACGGCCATCCGGCCAGCGGTCGGTAGGCATGGCACGCTCAAACTCGATCAGCACCTCGCCGTTGATACCGTCACCGCCGACCACTGCACTGCCGAACTCGTCATAATTGCCGACCCGGATCGCCTGGACCCGGTCGAGCAACGTGTCGCGTATCGCGTCGAAAAGGTCGCTGGGCTGCTCAAGTGCTCGATAGGACATAACGCGCCTCTTGCTCAAACAGTTCGATAAATCGCGCCTCCACGCGGCGCTCCCAGCGGCGCACCACAGCCTCGCCCAGCTCGGCAATCTCTTCGGTGACGCGCTCAATGGGCAAGCGCTCGCGGCCCTTTCGACGCCACACCATCACTTGCCGACTGCGCATCGGATTAACGAATGCACCGTCGTAATTCTTGCGACCTACGCGAACGCCGGTCACCGTCTGCCGTGGGCTGCCCAGGTAATGCACGCTCAACGGCGTCAGGCCCACCCACACTTTCACTTCGCCATCGGCGAGGCGGGAATACATGCGAAAGCGTTGACGCAGCGGCCGCTGGACAATGCCCAGCTCCCGGCCCAGCTCACGTACTGAGTGAGTACGCAGCCATTGACCAGCGCCCCGCAGGGCGCGGTTGACGGCGGTGTCGAGCTGTTTGCGTGTCGCGTTGATCAGCTCCGGCATGCGGTTCTGCGCGTCTTGCATGCGCAGGCTAACCTCGAAGCCACCCGGCATGCTGCTTCTCCCGTTCGCTATACGGCACTAACACCAACGCCACCCGGATCCGGCCCACCGGCAGCACCTCGACGGCGGTGTAAATCTTGCCGTCGAGATGCACCTGACGTTGTGGCCAATCCTCCGGCAGCTCACTGCGTGGCACCTGGCAGATCGTCTCGCCCGGCTTCGCCCTCACACCGCCCTGGTTACGGTTGCCAGTGCGTAGCTGGTCAGGCGAGCGCGGCGCGCCCAGCATGCCCGACACTTCCCGCACATCACCGCCCAGCACCATTCGCAGCTCGCAACCGAACTCATCCGGGTCGAAGAACGACCGCCAATCGTCGTCGCCGATCATTACTCGTCGCCTTTAGCGGCCGTTTTACCCTTTGCTGCCGGGGCTGCTGCTTTCTTGATCTCTTCCTCGGTGGCTTCACGCACCACCTTAGCCGCGATCGCTTCCTTCGCTTCCCGCTTGGCCATGTGCGTCAGCGCGTCTTTCTTCACAAACTCACCGTGATCCCAATGCCCTACCAGGGCAATAACGGCAACACGAGAGGAGGGTTTTGCAGTCGCCATATCGTTTCCTTGTTGCGTAAAAAAGGGGGCTTACGCCCCCAAACCTGCCCGCTAGTTAATGATTAGGGCGCTGGTGGCGCTTTACGGGCGATGCTGAACGCCTCTTTACGGCGTGCGTTGACGTCTACATCTTGGAAGACACGCAGGATCAAGCCGTCGCTGGCCGCCTTCGTGGCCTGATCGACCTTGAGATCCACCACGCCCCACAGGGCAATCAATACCTGCGCCCAGTCGCCGAAAATCCAGGTATCTGCGTTCACCTGGTTCGACGCTATAGCGCGGTAGCCATTGACTTCGTTGTTATGCCAGAGCCGTTCGCCGGTACCCGCTGCCACAAAGGTTTTCTTGCCCGCACCGCGCTGGCCAACGCTGGTCAGGTAGCCCATGCCGTTAGCGCTGACGTTGGCCTGGCCCACTTGAGTTTCCATGTCTACCGCGTCATCCCAGCCGAACTTATCGTCATACGTCAGGCCCGGAATGCCCGTCTGGTACATCAGGCCCAGCGGCTGGTTATCTTCACCGGTGCCGTACAGGTAGCCCTTGTCGGTTGTCACCGCAACGCCGCTTAGCAGTTCGTTACGGACAAGGTTCTCGATCGACATGCTGGACTGTTTGCGCAGGCGGCGAGTGATCGCGATCGCGCCAGAGATGGTCTTCGGCGACAGGCCGATAGTGCCGAAGTCGATATCGGTCAGCGGCGCTTCACCGTCCTCATCCAGCCAGTAGAAGTTGCCCTCGCTGAGCTGCTTGGGAATGTCCACGTCGCCCTGCAGGCCGCTCAATACCGTCGCGCCCATCGCGCCCAGCACCGTGCGATTTTTCAGGATCTCGGTGTACATATCGGTACGCAGATCGGTATCGACCAGCACGCCACCCTTGCTGGGAGTTTTCTTCTCCTGCTGACGCAGCATGCCGCCGAACAGCGCTTCGTGCGGCATGAAGAGGCCGCGCGCCTCGGTGCCGGACGCGTCCGCGATGGCGTTTGATACCTCACGCTCGAACCCCGCGTCCTTATAGTCGCCGGTGGCCATCGCGTTGATGGCACTCAACAGGCTGTACTTGCTCATGTCGCGCTCGGTAATGCCCAGCTTTTCTACGTTCTGGCCACCCTTCTGGTGGTTGAATTGCGGCAGGTCGCGCTGGTTGTCACCAGGGTTCGTGTCGATAGGCTGCGGCGCTTGGCGCTCCAAGAGCTGGGCGCGAAAGCTATTGACTGAATGGCCCTGGGTGACTGCCTGCATTGCCAGATCACGCTGCTGGAAGCGCTCGCCCAAGGCGAGGATGTCCGCGCTACGCTGACGCTCTTTTTCCAGCGCGGTGTCTTTTGGCTCAGCAAATGTGCGCGTGGTCGGCTCTTGATGCTCGCCGCCATCGTTGCCGCTGGGCTGGGTTGTCGTGGTTGTAGTGGTGCTTTCGTTCGGCTTCGGCATTTCCGATCCTCGAATGGTGATAGTGCTGGTGGTCTGGTCGGTTGAACGACCGATGCCGACCGTCGGGTCGGCGGCAACCGAAACGATGGAAATTTCAAACGGCTGCCAGCGGGTTACTCGGAAGTGCTCCAAATCGCCTTCGCGTTTTTCGAGCACCATTTCTTGCGGTAGGTATCCGCACGACACGTTGCGCCGGATGCCATCCACTACATCGCGCCAAATCTCTTCGGCCTCTTTGCCTTTAGAGAACCGCACACGCACGCGCATGCGGCGGTCATCGTCCAGCCAGGCTTCCTCGACGACACCGATCTGCCCTTTCGTC